AAAAGGGGTTTTAATAACTGGCTTAAAGCTGAAAGCTTTCCGGAACCCCCAGCCTAGCTGGGGGTTTTCCATAGACAAAAAAGGCCGCGCAATAGCGCAGCCTGGTGAGGGATGCAGGAGCCGATCCCCATTTTCATACAGATATCTTCACTACATTTCCCAGCTTTGATATCGTTGATTTAATAAAATCAATAACCTGAAAGGACACTCATGAACGGGAAAACGTTGTACACCCTGGACAGGCTCGGAACATTATCAGCAGGAGCTCGCATTGAACATCAAACAGCTTGTTGTTCCATCGAACTTCAGGAGCACGTCGCAAATCGTTTTTGGTCACAAGTATCAAGGCACGGCAATAATTATTTCTTCAACCACAATATCAACCTTCTTAAATCCAAAGAAAATATGAGTATTTTCATGGAAATGCTTCTTGAAGAAAGAAGAAGAGCAAACTTTCCAGATAAACCATCCCGGTTTCGTTCTCTCTTTGCCTGTGAAGCTATCCATGATGCAGCCAGGTTTAGATTGTTAAGCCATGTGCCTTCAAATACAGCTATCTATGAAGTCCATCAGACCGCAGGTTGCCACAGAGCTGATATGAATTTACTCAATGTAAACTGTACCCCTCCAGAAATGTCACATCGACTGGATCTTTACTGGCAAGGTAAAACAAAAGAATTGTATCCCGGCTATGAACCATTTTGGGAAGTACTTGTACCGTTACCTGCAATCATTGGTGGGAGGATTCAGGAATAACGGATTGCTGTCCTGACTCCGGTTTTACTTCCGTAGCCAAAATAGCTCTGACTCAGCTTTAACTCCTGGATAACTTTTTCCATTGCTTTCAGCGCATCCTCTAAATGATAACAGTCAACTTCAAGCACAAACGTTTTGAGGTTGTCGCTGTTCACTCCCGGAAACAATGAGTGACTGTGTTGACCCGATTGATACATAGTGTCCTCCTGAAACGACAAAATCCCGTGGCTTCTGCGAGATTTTTTTGCAAAATAATGTGGAAGCCAATCCCCGCTATGCGGCAGCGATATAGGGCGAAACAGAAAATGCCGCGGTGCAAGAAGCCACAACTCAAATCCTGTGGTATAGGCTGCTTTTAACAGTCATAGCCTCGCCCCCGATAGCTTGGATGGTGCAGAGTGTGCTCAAAAGGCGCAGGCTTCACGGGCTGGATTTATCAACAAAACACGTAGCGGATGATTCCCGTGAGGCCTGCAATATAAAAGACCGACCAAAGGCAGCCTTAAAACGACAAAACCCACCAATTTTGGCGGTTTTTTGATGATTAAGCGGTGTGACGTAGTAACCACTCTTAACAGCTTATGGCATTTTTTGCGTACGCATTAGTGTTTTTTATTCAGCAGGTGGATTAGACTGCTCGATATTACTTTTTGTTTCATTTAGGACGCACACAAATGCAAGTTAAAAGCTTAGGATTTTCAATAACAAATGAAAATGAAAATATCAATACAATAGATGTAATGAATGAATTTATTAAAGCATCTTCACGACAATATGATCGCGCGGATTATACTCGCAGGATACTCATGTCAGATGTGAATGATTTTTATTATGGTTTGGTGGTCACGTTCAAAAATCAAAAGAAGAACTGTAAGTCTCAATTCATTGACGGAAAATTTCAACTCAAAGTGGAAGATCTTCAGGGTGACGAAAAATTGGCCACATTCAATTTATTTTTGCTGAATAAAACTAATCTTCGCGGCCTGTATATGTCTCATCATGGATCTTGCAGCCTGAACACACTCTTCAGCCACTTACAAAGCGTGAGTAATGAGTTTATCAGAAAGCAGAACGCAGCAGATATTGTAAAACTGGGGGACAAGCCAAAGCAAAAAGAAGTCACTGCAGTTAACAAAAAATACAAGAAACGTTTTTCATTTAGCATCATGACAACCAAGGAAGATATTAAAACCATCCTTGGACAATTTAGAGAAATAAAAAAAGCATCATTTAAATTTGATTACATTGACTTTAAGGGCGGACCAATGACTCCACTCGAAGCATTTGCTAATTCAACAACAATAGACATGTGCATTAATCCAGATGATAAATATAAAATTGGGGCACTATCACAAACAATGTCAGATGCCTTTAATGCCATGAAAGGAGGAATATCTAAGGCGAGAGTTACTGCAATTGATCACAGCGGGATAGAGAAGATCATAGATTTCATGGATTGCCCTGCTTTCTTTGAATCGTATGATTTTGATGTAATAGCAGAAAAAGTTAATGGCCTGACAAACGACAATTATACTTCCAATCCTGTATTTGATATAATAAAGGATGAGATATTAAACGGGGCCAACAAAAATGCCTTTGTATGAATGGCTTATAAATAAAAGGTTGAGGTGTCAGTACTTAGTCCTACTCCTACTGTCAGCCCTAGTTTTGCTGGGGCTGTACTTCCTGTATCGAAACACACCTGGCGTCAGTGAAAAATTCTTTGACTTTTATCACAAAAATCTGCGTGGGTATCTCTTTTCTGGATTCATTTCTGTTGGCTCCTTTTTATTGAGTTTGCATACCTTTGTCATTATAAACATTAGAGATAAAGTTTTTGCAACTCCTGAATATAAAGATACTTACAGTAAGGCGAATGGTATTTCTCCAGATAAAATAAAGGATGCTGATCTCTACAAACCTTTAGATAACCTTTCTTCTTTCATTAATACATCGATTTTATTTTCACTAACGACTGCTATTGCCCAGTTTACCATCGGCCTTTCAACCAATCTGTTCGCTTGTTTATTTTGCGTCTGGCTTGCCATACTTACTATTTTTTTCTTGTTGCACTGTCTAATTATAATTAGACAAAACATAAGACTTCTGTTGAAACAATAGAGTAAAATGGGAGGGGATACTCCCTCCCTTGTTATAACATTGACAGTACTCCATCTACAAACCCGAGAGCGGTTTGCAAGTTCTTTCTTACAGTACCATCAGAACATTTTCTTTTTTTTGCAATAGTACGCAATGAAATCCCTAGGATGAAGTGAGCAATTATTAGTTCATACTCCTCTGGTTTATATATCTTCAGGCGTGCGACACAGCCATCAATCATTATCCCATCATCGTCATTACATTGCAGCCGCGACTTTTTACCATGTGGTAGCAAACCTTTAAAACCAGCGGCAATAGGTTGCCAGTCAACACCACTACTATCCGCGGCAGCCCAAGCACCCCAACGGTCCATTACTTCATACATATCACGCATCATTAACTCCAGTTTCTTTAATAATTATCCGCCCTAACTCGCCCCAAATTTTTTTACCCGCCCATCCTAGACACGACTGCCGTCATCAAAGATGGCATAGAGTAATGCCTTTTCGAGATCGTCTTTGTCTGGCTTCTGTTGATGGGCCTGGCCAACGTGTTGCGCGCGCTTTTTCTGGCTCCAGACATTGGCATGAGGATAACGAAAGTTACGTGATATCCGGATTCTGACAGACGACTCCCGTGCAGGCGGACTTCATGCTTGAATGCCCAGTACGCTGCTGGTCGTTTATGCCATCGGTCGCGTTGAGTCATTCGGGGTTTGCCAATCGGCGTAATTTCATAAATTTTCATGCGGGCACCACCAGCCCGCGGCGGGCACCACCAGCCCGCGGCGGGCAACTTCAATCACTGTCAGTACGATTGCCCTGTTCATCAGACACCGGCGCTCTTCCCTGCTCAGGTGACTGCCGTTATCGATTTCATGATGGCATTCCTGACAAATAGCCGCCGTGGCGCAGTCATCAGTTTTCATTCCCATGCCTTTGCCTTCATTCATGTGCGCGACCTGCGTTCCCCACCGACCACACAGCACGCACTGCTCAATCTGCCCGACGGCTGCCAGCCATTTTTTACTGCGGTAAGTTTTCATTTCAGATAAGAGCACGCACGCCTCCGTACTGGCACATGCCCGAATTCCGGTAACAGGGCGCTTACCGTCCAGTGAATACAGTCATGATTCAGGCTGCGCTCCGTCTTTACCCCCCTGCGCCGGTACTGCTTCACCAGCTCATCCGCCTCTTCGGTGGTACACGCCGGATGCTGAAACCATGTCATTTTCATGCGAACTCCAGCAGATGCGCGGCCACGTTTTCAACTTCTTCCGGAGAGGAAAATTTACGAAACAGAATCCAGTTCCACAGGACGTTCAGCACAGCCTTATAGACCTGTTGAAACTCGGTTTCGTCCATACTGGCGAACGCTATGGATTTCGCCCGACGCCCGCGGCTGCCATCCGGATAAAAATGCTCGGTATAAAACCCGGCCTGAACGGTTACCCATTCCCGGAAGGCATCGAAAGATTTAAGAAGGGCGACGTCCCCGGTTCGCAGGGTAGCTACGTTATGGAGGTACTGTTCCGCCGCCTCATTAAGGGCCGGGGTATATTCCTGGCCTGCGGAGTCGCAAAGAAAATTAACGAATCCGGAGATAAGTTTCTGTTCCCGCGATGTGACCGTGCCGCCCTTTGGCGTCCAGTAGTCGAAACCAAGCTGAAGGAGTTTAAAAAATCGTTTATGAAAGGCGTAGTTGCGGACACGCTTAAAATCGGCGTGTATCCACTCACCGATTTTTACTGAGCGCAGGAAATCCCCACTCTCCGGCGTCGCCGGGAGCAGAAGCCCTGATGAGGTTTGCTTGACCAGTTGTAAATGCGCCATCGTTCTCTCCGGTGGCGCAGTAGATTGGGAGTTCAGCCCGCAGACGAGTATAACAAAGGATGATTATTCATGATAACCGGCCCTGATAGTCAGCTCATAAATCAGGGTATCGCTCCCCATGATGTCATTTTGCAACAACGGCAGAAACCGGACATAGCGGCCATCCCGATACATCAATGATCTGTTGCAGTCAGGAAAAAAATCCATTTCAGCAATTACTGTCATGTCATCACGGCGAATAACAGCATATTTACAAGTGAATGTTTTATTTAATTTTTTCACGGTGTCTCCATAGATAACGAACTTGAGCATTTTTAAAGCATCTTCATTCCCACCATGAATATATAGGATGCTACTAATTATCATTATTAATAAATGTGACTATTTTTTGACCATATGCAATGACATTTTCTCTGCGTTCTATTTATAATCTTATAACTGGTTATTTTTTGACACGCTCATTTTCCGGGCATTAAAAAACCCGCCGGAGCGGGTTAAGTGCGGGTGCATTGAAGTACCTGTTACATCAGAGATGGCGGGGATTTCTCCCCGCCGATGCTCTTAACGTTGTTCAACTTCGTAGGCTAAATACGCCGAAAGCTCTGTGTTTCCCTGCCTGATATGTAGTTCACAAAGTGAACCCCGAACCATCCAGACCAAAATCAGAATGGTGATACAAACAACAACCAGACAAAACACATAGTTCCTTCGCATTACAGCCTCCTGTAAGTTGATTTCTTACGGTTAAGAGGCTAATCTTCAGTTGTTCAAGCATTGGATTGGCCTCAGTTTAATGTTAAGCGTCCTGCAAGACGCCGAATGTTAACTGGGGCTTTTCTCTGTCTGCCTTTCACGAATGCTCCAGGCAAACAGCCTCAAGCACCCGCAGCAATTGTACTCAACGCTCTGTGTTACGCCAGCTATTTGTCTGCCTCCATGCAACTGTTATGTATCATTTCGGCGTTCATCACCTTGTACCCCATACCTTCAACAATCATTTCCGCCCGTAGCACATCCGCTGTAAATCCACTGACGGTCGTCGTCACGATAAAAAATCCCTCACTCACCGCCCGCAGTTGCGGCGCACGCAACAAAATTTCATCAACCAGATGGATATGTTTTCTCCACCAAAGGAAACCGCTGGTGATAACCAGACGGGACTCAGATCCTCCTTCCTGGTATTCGATTTTCATGCAGATTTCGCCTCCCGGTAATTTCCCCGATAAAATGCCAGTACCCGTCGCATCGTCACGCTGTTCCGACACTCCGTACAGATAACGTTTCTGGTCCGATCGTAGGAACTCACCACACCTTCCGGTGTTTTCAAAAAGCGGTTAATCCTGGCATCTTCACGTTTCTGCTTCCAAAGCCGGAAAGCCCGTTCCGAAGGGAAAATACCGCTTCTCCCGGCCTGATACAGATCCCCACAACTTTCCGCCTTTTCCAGGTAGTGGCGGGCTGTAAAAATGGTTAACCCCGTTATCTTCCGCAGTTCTCCAAACGTCATCCGACCGTGGGTTCGTACCAGTTCCGTCAGGCGCTTCTGTATTTCAGCTTTCTGCGCCGGTGTGTAATTTCTGCTCATAAGTCCCCCCTGTTAAAGCCTTCCCGCCGCCTTACGCCGTCTGAATTCTTCCATCATCAGTTGTGCCGGGGTTGGCCCTGCCGGATGACGCGGCGCTGCCAGTTGACGGCGTACCGGCGGTATGCTGAAACCATTACCGACGTGTTTTGTCCACTTCGCCAGTAACCGTTCTGCAAGTCGTTTCAGTTCGCCTTCCGTCATCTGGTGCTCAACGCCCGTTCTGCGCATCTCGGTGCAGATGTGATACAGAACCGGCTGAGGCCACGGATATTTATCACTGCCGGAGTAGCGCCAGGACTCGTTACGCCAGTGACGATATTCCGCCAGCACCGCATCGGCTGTGAGACCAAACGCATTAGCTCCGCTTTCAGAAACCAGCGAAATAAACTCAGCCAGGTCCGGAGGCCATGTCTCAGCCGCCCGGCATCGCTCCATACACTGCTGACAAATCAGCCGGATTTGGCGCTCAGTCATCGCCCCAATCTGGGCCACCCACAGCTTTGAAGGTGCCGCGCCGTTCTTCTGCGTCCATCGGTTCGAATAAATTTCCCCCATGACTTCCCAGAGTCGCCAGGCCGTCTCCGTCGCTGACGATCCCGTTTTCGCGTTCCCACTGCACGCGGGCTGCCCTGATTTGCTGTACTGCCCGCGATGCGGTGCTGTCTGGCTGGATTTCTGCATGGCTTTCTCCCCTGCTGGCTGGTTTCGCCTTTGCCCTGACGTGGTTTACGTGACGGGCGAATTTTTGTTCCCACTGGATTTGTGTGAACACCTTTCCCTCCGACGTCCAGTAATCCCTGAACGCGACAAGCTCCGTAGGTAAATACTCCGGCTCTGGTAACGCAACGCCCCACTGGGCGGCCCGTTGTCGGAAATCCAGCGAGGGATGCCAGTCATCCATCATTGAGAATTTCCCGATCGGCTCGTTCAGGCCTTCCCGGTATTCCGGTTCAGTCACGACAGGCTGTTCCATAATTCCAGGCTGACTAACCGGAGCACTCGCGCGCGCGCACGCGTTATGTGTGGGGTTTAATTCTTTTAGATCTATATCTTTATTAGTTCCCTTTTTGTTGGCCTCCTGTTTAAACACCGAACCAACACCTGTTGAACATGTGTTACCTCCACTGGCAGCCTGCGTTTTCTTCCTGTTCCTTCTGGACTGAACAGATGCTTTTCCTGCTGCCGACTTTTTCGCCAGAACATCCCTGACCGCAGCGAGATCATTTTCGATACGCTCATGAATCCATTCAGTACCGTTATCAATGAAAAACTCTCTCAGGGACTCTTCCACAGCCCCCCAGCGTTCATTGCTAATCCGAGCAATTTTTGCCAGCCTGCTTTTCGGGATAGCTCTTCCGGTCTGCCAGTAATTGAACATCAACAGCAAATAGGCTCCATGTTCCTCGGCAGAAAGGTGCATGGTGTCCGCCAGATAATCAGCGATGTAAAGCTGCATGTATGGAAGTGCGGCCATAAAGCCTCTCTACGCTCTTTTCCGGGCGATAAAACATAAAAAATTACTCACTGGTCATGTCTCTGGTACTGCTGGCGATAACCGCTACGTAACGCCTGTAACGCATATATGGCCTCGTCACACTTTCGCTCAAAATCCGCCAGCGGCGCGCCAAGAAGTACCGCGCTTGCCACTGCGGTTTTTTTAAAAGCTGTGAAAGCAGGTATTCAATGCTCTGCCCTGCCGTTATTCGTTTATGCAGTTCCGGCGCACTTTTGCGGATCGCCTCCAGAATAGCGGGGATCAGCGCAGAGAATTTCTCGCAGTGTTCCGCCGTTTCCCGTTTCCGCCAGCGCTGAAAAATGTTTATCCGGTTACGGCGCCATGCGTCGTAATCCACCGTTCCGTCGTCACGCTCGATACGGTGAACCGCTATTTCCGGTCGCGCCGGCTGCTCCAGGAATGCACGGGTGATCAGCTGCGTGGCGGTTTCCTGGGTTATCTGTAGATATGCCAGCCATGACGATAACGCCTGACTGGCTGTTTCAGGGGTGATCATGGTTGTTCACCTTCGCTAATATGGTTCTGCTATCGTTCACATGAGGCGGGAAAACATCATCAAGAACACAGCGAGATCCCAGATGGTTAAGTGTGGCAACAATTTTTCGGCACTCCTCCAGTCCGGGTGTGCGAAAATTTGCTTCGTAGTTCGCCAGACGGCTCTGTATCCATCCCAAATGAGTCGCAAGCTGCCTTTGAGATAGCCCCAGTTGCTTTCTGTATGTTGAAATTTTGTTCATTTAAAACCTCCGAATTTTATTATTCACAATTCGTGAGCATAGTCAACTACACATACGTGAGTATCATCAATTTCACGTAGCGTGATAAAATTCCAAACATGAAAACGATTGCAGAACAAATTGGCGAACGTCTTAAAACTATCCGCCAAAACAGAGGATTAAGCATGGGACGACTGGCTAAGCTATGTGGCTGGTCGGGGTCGTCACGCATTGCAAATTACGAGGCTGGAACGCGGAGTATTGGAGCTGAGGATGCCATTACGCTTGGTCAAGTGCTTGGCATTTCCCCCGCAGAACTAATGTTCGGTAAGCAGGAAAATGCCAACTCATGGCTGAGTGATAACCAACAAAAGCTACTCGAATTGTTTAATCAGCTGCCAGCATCAGAGCAAACACGTATGCTTGATCTGTTTGAAATTAGATTAAAAGAAATTGATGAGTATGTAGAACAATACCTTAGAAGCAGACAGCATAAAAAAGATACTCCATCCTCTTGAGCTAACCTCCCCTCTTAGTAATCCCGCAAATGCGGGATTTTTTTTGCTTATCCATATCCCACCAAAAAAATAATGCTCACAATTCATATTGACAAATTACTCACGATATGTGAGCATTTGATGTATCAAGACAACGCCAGACCAGATAACAGCCGGACAATACCAAGAGTTATCCCGCTGCTGAGTCGGGCTAAGTAGCCAGCCTGAGGCATACGAACATGACGGCAGTTGTTGTTAAGTAACAAGCGCAGTAGATAAAACGTTCCGCCGCCGGGCGTTAAGCGGATGAGGTGAAAGATGAAGATGCAAGAACTTCCAGTAGAGGTTCAGGCTATCGCAGCTTCTACTCTGCGTAGAAAAATGAAAATCAATGACCAGCGAGCAGATAAAGAGCCAGTCGAGAAACTGGCTCATGAGGTGAGAGAGGCGTTTACGAAGCTTTATCTTCCTGTTGAGGTCGATCACTCTCAGCGCGGTAGTGGTTAAGCATATGTGTAAAAACATCCGAAGCATCACTTGCGTAACTAATTTTGCCCGCTCTGATTAACTCAAGAACCACTTCGTGAGCTGCTTTTTCAGGAAAAACAAAAGGGCTGGTTGTATCAGACATAATATTTCCTTACTGGTTGTGTGAGAACTCCAGTATACCACCGCCCCGATGTGGATAAAGACGGGCGTCAGCTCCACGATACGGAGCACACAACACGAAAGCGCGTTCGCTACTTAACTAAGGTTGTCGTTAAATCCACCGATCCTGGTTGAGCGCGCTTCCGGTTGCGAGTGGAACCCGTGACATTGCTGTGTGTAGTCTTTGGCGGTACCAGTTCATTCCTTTCTGGTATCCGCCCTTTTTAAACCGGAGATATGACCATGAGCACTATCGGTATTTATCTGGAGGGAGCCGACGCCACAATTAAACCCGTAAACATTCATCGTGTCGGTGTTGAAATTGAAGGTATTTCATTATCTGAACTGGTTGAATCGGTTGATGACACCCCGGAACTTCTTGATGTCATCGGCGAGAAAAATATAGCCCGCTGGATTTCCACCAGAAATAAACTCGACAGCTTTCTTGATTACTTCGACCACCGCGATGTGGCTGACTGGCTTGAAATAAGGGTCAGTGAATTACAACAGGAGGACTGAAAAATGAAACACCAGCACTACGGTACAATGGAGGTCATACGGCAATGTGCGGTTCCCGGAACAATGGTTAAATATAATGACCGGATTTATAAAGCCACGGCTAATACCAGGGGAAAACTGACGTTAACAAATATTCGTGAAAATATTACCATCCGGGATTTAGTTATAGAAATTTATCTTGATGGTAAAGGCGAACCACTGACAAACTGATTAATTTAACAATACCATTTTTTAAATCATGCCAGCAATGGCAGGGATTCACTCAACCTGAAAAAGGAAATAAAAATGAAAAATACAACGCCTGATGCAGCAGTATTACAGGAACTAAAAGAGCTCACCAGCCGTATATTTAAGATATGCGAGCAAAACAATATGCCGGTAGTTATTGGCTATTCATACGAGTTAAACAGAAACGAAGATGGCTATTCAATAAATAAATCAATAACTGCATATGCAGATGAAAAAACAGGAGCATGGGACTCCACTATAGCCGCAGCAGCCATGTTGCTCAAAGTGAAAGACGTCCCCAGGGAGGTTATTGGTGCATTGAAGAGCTTGTCTGTTGCAAGTGATTTTGCGCGGGCGATGTCTGAGGCCTCAAAGGAAAAAAGCCTGCATTAAATGCAGGCGCTTCCCCGGCTTTACATCCCGGCGATGCTGAGGTGAGCGACCAGACCCACCACCAGAGACATGACCAGTGAGCACCCGGAGAGGATTTTCACTGGCAAAACGATTTTAATCTTAACTGAGGTTAAAAAACAATGAGCATTAAGCAGGAAGAATATTCATTTTATTACAAGGTTAAAAATGAAAGTGCCAGGAAACGCCTCGGCTTTAAAGCCGGTTTTTTCTGGTGTACAGCTAAAAAGCAGTCACTCGCCCTCTCCCGTGGCGAACTGGCTATGGATGCTGCCGGATTTGATGAAGCTGATTTTGCCAGACCTGTACGCGTACATTTTCCGGTAGAAAATGACATTCCGCCCGAGGGGGCCTTTGATACTAAATTTTGTGAAAACCGCGAACCCGGTGGCGAAGACGGCAAAACCCTGACACTTATCCCCGGCGCAGCTTCTGCTGTTAAATCAGATGAAACAGAACGCGCCGACGGTGCTGGCACTCCTGCCGGAGAAAACGGGATACAGGAATCTCATAACCCGCCAGCAAACCCTCAACTGACCGTGGTTGCGACACTGCCGTTCCGCCATCGCGTTCTGGCACAGTATATTGGCGATGGAGAATATCTTTATCACGTCGATACAGACCAGAAAAAAGAAATCGCGTGTCTGGAGATGGATACTCAGAATACCACTGTCCAGAACCTGATACTCGCAGCAGAAAATGTAGAGCCGTTCAAAAAAGCTATCGAGCACGATATTCACAAAGCAGTGAATGCGTATAAACAGGTATTTCCTGTCGATGGAAAAGTGCCTGAGTTATGCACCACTATTAAGTTTTTTAAGGAATGGTTCAGTGCTGAACACATTAACCGCGGCCTGCTGATTAAGGAATGGGCTGAACGCCTGAAGAATAAACCTGCACCTGTTAAAAAAACCGGGCCACATAAAGTAATTGTCGACGACGTAAATAAGCCAGAACGTCCACGCCGTAGCGAAAAACCGACACACAGAACGATTAACTATGAGCTCGCTTGTGGTTTCTGTGAGGAGCTGGATCTGAATAACCTGCGTCCTGCAATGGATTTTGCAAAACGTATCATCGCCGAAGACCGGGAAGACTGGAAACAAATGTCGATGACAGTGGGCATTATTCCCGACATCAAAGGCTACGACCGACAGACCATTATTGACCTGGTACGCAAAGCGCCAAAGGCCGTACATAACGGTAATCCTGATCTTCGCCGGACGTGGTGCGAAAGCTTTCTTGCCGTTCATGGTGTTCGCGATCCGGACTGGTACGAATATGTGCCTGATAACACCCCAACAACCCATGAAGAAAATGCAGCAAGGCTTCGTCAGGCGGGCAAATGTCTGCGGGATATTGAGACAGGGAGATTTCAGTGTGATGAAGAAAAACCGCAACCGACAGGCGAACTGGCAGATGAACCAGCAACGCCTGAAGCAGTGGAACAGGACACTACTGAACATCATCCGGACCCGCAGCCGCTGGAGAATGAGCCACCTGTAAGCCAGACAGAAGCAGGCTACCAGAAAATACGGGCAGAACTGCACGAAGCACGTAAAAACATTCCACCCAAAAACCCGGTTGATGTTGGTAAACAACTGGCAGCCGCGCGCGGTGAATATGTCGAAGGCATCAGCGACCCGGACGATCCGAAGTGGGTTCATAACAATTACAGCGCCTCAAATCAGGGTGAAAAAGAAGAAGTGGTGCCAGAGGAAAAACAACCAGCAGCAGAGCCGGAGGCTGTCACCAGAAACGCGGACGGGACTTTCGATGTATCAGCGCTATTCCCGCCCCCCTCAAACCAGACCGAAAAAACGGAAGCCAGAACAGAAAGAGATGGAGAAACGCCGAAAGAGAGCAACCAGCAGGAAACGGCTGGCGATACAGGNAATTTAACAGGCAACGTATTATTAAACACGTTAAGAGCGTATTTTTAGCAATGATTTTAATATTACCATCTTCACTATATTCTGCTCTTACAATAGCGGCAGACTCTCAAGATCATAAAAAAGAAGAAACAATTAAGCCAATGCCTCAAAAGTGGTGTAATCTTTGGCCTGCTGGCATACCCTTCCCTGAAGATTGGTTTAAAATGTGTAGAGGTTATTGAGTATAAATTTAATATACTAACCAGTAACCATATCAGTTATGACAGACAGGTCTTCTTCATATTTGCTATAAATAAGGCCTGAGCTTTCCTGACAAATTATAAACTACTGGCTGGTTTCTCCGGCCAGACAGGCTTTAAAGTATCAACACGGTTTACCTGTACCCGGTACTTTCTCCATGCCAGAAGAGAAGCTTTTTCTTTATTGGTTGCTTCGTCCAGATCCACTGCATCCTGTAACGGCGCGATTTTTTCAGACGCTATTTGCAGGAGTCTGTTTTTCGTTCCTTCAGCTTCACGAAGTCTGGCTGCGGCCTCCGCAGCTTCATCATTCATCCAGACCTGAGCCTTACTATCCCATTTTTTGTATCCACCACCTGGTGAAACTGATGTGACGTTTTCAGGTAGCGGACCAAGATCGGAGATATAAACCTGATTGCCGGTTGTTGTGTCGTAAACCGTCTCGCCGCGGTGATCCTCCTGCAGACTCCACGTTTGGGTTTCAGCGTCAAAAACAGCAATATGACTGGAGGGAATATCAGGAGGGGCTATATCAGTACAATTTGCCGGGCGACGCTGTCCGGGGGGGACCTGACCACATCCGGCCCCCATTGCAGGTAATGCAACAGATGTAATTTTCCGGTCTTCTCCGGCGCTTTTATTGTGCTGAAAAATTGCCAGTAACGCAGCCCGTGTTGCATTATAAACCGCGTCGGTGCCGTCAATAATCAGCGGAACGCGCATCGTCGGGGCGGGAACCAGCCACGGATGTTTACTGTTACCCGTTTCAATAACAAAGGCGGTGCCGACGGGCTGTTCCCCCAGGTATTCACGGATGATATTTTGCTGTACCCGTTCCTGTAATTGCGACCCGAAATATGCCGTAATAGCAGCATCCACACCGCCGTCCATAAGACCAAAGGTTTCCGCATTACCGTCTGCGTCCACAATAACGACGTGTCCGTGTGGACCGATATACATGGTGTGCTCGTGTCCTCCGATATAAACTGTATGCGCATGGTCGCCAGCGGCCTGTGTCCACGCACCACCTCCTAGCTGAAATGAAGTGTGATTGGAATCTCCCCAGTATGAATTGATATAACCGCCGAACTGGTTAGTATGATTGCCCGTGGTATTAACGCCCCTTTTCGGAGTCAAACCAGTTCTTACGCTCTTTTGGAGTCATTTTATTCGGGTCCTGATGTTCAGCAGCCTGGGAAACGGGCGTTTCCATCAGTACGCGGATCACATCCGTCAGGAGATACAGCTTGTTTTTTTCATTGCTTCCCAGTGCCAGGGGAACGCCCGAGAGGCGACTGACAACCGTCTGTCGATGTAACCCTGTAATAGCGGCAAGCTGACTGATATTGCATTTGAGGTTCTTCAGTTCGCCGTCCATTTTTACCTCTGGGGCTGTTTCTTAGCGCGCCCTCCCCCGGAAAAACAAAATATAATGAACAAAAAACATACAAACCATCATCTTTTAAAAATAAATTACATTAAAACAGAGAGTTACAACATGATGATGATGCATGAAAAATCAAAAATGCGCCAAATCCCGCGCCGCTGCCGCCCCGTGGCAGGCCGCCCCGCCGGGAGTACCTTTTTAAAATGCGAACAATTATCAACAACTACCACTTAATGATTATTTATTTCATTTTGCGATATTGATTATCATTTTCAATAACAACACACAGAGAACATAAATGAAAAATATCATCACTATTATCGTAGCCATTATTATCGTTTTTTATGCAGGTATGTGGTCGCAGAAATTCCTGATGGAAGATGAGTGCCTTGATTCAGGTGGTTCATACAATGAAAATGGAATTTGCAATATTGCAGGCAGTCATCAGGATGTTCCCCCTAAGTAAGCAGAATGCTTTTTAAATTCGTTACCCACCTCTACAGATAAGGAGGCGAATGGTCACTAAAAGTAAAATCCATTGCAGAAGAATTTCCGGAAAGTTGTTATTCCAGCACCCCGACAGGTTATTCAGACAGATTTCAGCTATATCAAAACTGAGTGAGTACTTATCAGTTTCATCTGGTGAAAAACCTGTTCTTATTCATCTGGTTCCATCTGATGATATGTAGTCACTTTTTTACAGCAATATTACAGGGGGAGTTTCAATGCCTCCTGTAATTATTTGACTCTCTCACCGAATCATATACTCGTTCACACGTCATTCCTGCCCGGTAGCGCTCGTCAGCGATTCCAGCATAATGTTTAGCTGCTTCTGCAATATCTCCGAGCATGTTGGCAAGCATTCTGGCGTCGGCGTTGGTTGTTTTGCTTCTGACGGCAGCGGCAAGATTTGCGGTGTGCTTTGCGGCGTCCAGGCGGGTGGCAAGTTTTTTTGCTTCGGTACGCAGCTGGCTAACAGTGGCAGACAGGCCAGCAGCAGTGGCAGCAGATTTAGCGGCTTGCGCTTGTGCATCTTTCACAGCCTCATCACGGGCAATAACGCGGCCCTGTTCAATAATACGGGCGGCGGTCTGGGCGTTGACTTCCTGAGAGGATTCAGCGCTGTCGCGATCTGCCCATTTTTTTTGCCAGCCCCTGTCACTCCAGACATTACCGGCGATAAACGCACCAGCCATCAGCAAAATAAACACCAGCTGCAACCAGTATCTTTTCAGAAGAGCAGATAACAGATTCATACCAGCACCGATTTTGCTTTCTCAAAGCGCTCCCGCCGATCACCGATGCCGTTCTACCCTCCGTTGATGATCTGCGTAACACGTACCAGGTCGCCGGAATATTTCAGACACCCTTTAGTCACAAAAAGCCACGCTGCGGATCGGGCGGCATGACGTTCTAGCTCAAGCTGTCCTGGATTCGCCACTAGATCCAGTTTCAGTGCAACGCCACATCTGGTGTAATTCTCCAGCCCGGTAATCCTGATCTTCGCCGAACGTGGTGCGAAAGCTTTCTTGCCGTTCATGGCGTTCGCGATCCGGACTGGTACGAATATGTGCCTGATAACACCCCAACAACCCATGAAGAAAATGCAGCAAGGCTTAGTCAGGCGGGCAAATGTCTGCGGGATATTGAGGCAGGGAGATTTCAGTGTGATGAAGAAAAACAGCAACCGACAGGCGAACTGGCAGATGAACCAGCAACGCCTGAAGCAGTGGAACAGGACACAACTGAACATCATCCGGACCCACAGCCGCTGGAGAATGAACCACCTGTAAGCCAGACAGAAGCAGGCTACCAGAAAATACGGGCAGAACTGCACGAAGCACGTAAAAACATTCCACCCAAAAACCCGGTTGATGTTGGTAAACAACTGGCAGCCGCGCGCGGTGAATATGTCGAAGACATCAGCGACCCGAACGATCCGAGGTGGGTTCATAACAATTACAGCGCCTCAAATCAGGGTGAAAAAGAAGAAGTGGTGCCGGAGGGAAAACAACCAGCAGCAGAGCCGGAGGCTGTCACCAGAAACGCGGACGGGACTTTCGATGTATCAGCGCTATTCCTGCCCCCCTCAAACCAGACCGAAAAAACGGAAGCCAGAACAGAAAGAGATGGAGAAACGCCGAAAGAGAGCAACCAGCAGGAAACGGCTGGCGATACAGGACAGGAAATTACAACGGACGGTGGATCAGGTACAACTTCATAGCGCAAAACCACACGCCAGTGGCGCTTATTGAAAAACTAAAAGGAACGGACTCATTCACTGTGTCCGCATGGATTGATCGCTATGAGGTTTTATTACAGCGCCGGAATCTGTCGGTTAATACCTACAAGATTCGCAGTAATCAATTAGCGACCGTACGCGAAAAAATGGGAGAAATAATACTGGCAGAAGTAACAACCCGGCACATTGCCAAGTTTCTTGAGTCGTGGATAACCGAGGGAAAAAACACTATGGCGGGAGCAAT